CGACTTTCGTACCGTCGTTTCCTGCGTCAATTCCGATGTGCTTGACGTCTTGCATAAAATCACGCCCTTTCTGCGTAATACATACGTAATACCAACTCGCCGATTTTTGATTATCGGTAATACATAGGTATGACGGTGGAATATAATTATTGCAAGTACAGGAAAAATAATGTGGATATGGTTAATAGGTGTACCAATACAACTATAAACGCTATACACATAAAAACCGTTGAATCATAAAGACTCAGCGGTTATGTTTTTAAATAAATATCAATTTCGAAATGATCGCGATTTTTCCATTCTTTTTTTCTTATATAAGTTACTTTATCTACAACCCTTTTTAATAAGTAGTTCTTTTCTTCTATATCTGATTTTTCATATTCTTCGATCAGATTTAACAAAAGGGGCATTGTTTCTAAAGAATTGCGCGATTGAATTTCATCTTTACTAATTTCGATTGATAAATTATCAATCTCTTCTTGTATACTTTTTATCCTATCTAATAGATTTTGTTGTCGTTCAAGAAACGTGTTTACATCATATACTCCACGCTCTAACAAATCATGCAGGTTATTTTTTTGGTTATTTATTTCTTGTAATTGTTCTTCTTTTTTCTCGATTAAGATTTTTTTATACGAAACATCTTCCTTTTGAATACTTTTCGTTTGTTTATTTTGTGTTTCGAATTGTTCATAAATCAGTTTCAAATGTTGAATTATTTTTTGTTCTACAAGTGCAAGAGATGCGCCTTTTTGCTTTCCTTTACAACTTGGTTGAGAACAACGGATAAAGTCGTTAGGTCTGTCTTTTCTAGGTTGGTATAGCATTGTATAACCACATATCCCACATTTCAATACTCCTGCAAGTGGATTCGATAATTTTTTAGTAGTTACTGTAGAAGGTCGCCATCTACCAGTATGCGCCCGATTAGCTTTTTCGAACAATTCACGCGAAATAATCGGCTCATGTGCATTTTCCGTAATAACCCATTTGTCACGCGGAACTCGGTTTTTTACGTATTTTCCGTTTCTTTTAACGTAACTAATTTGGCCCCATATTATATTTCCGATATACACTTCGTTTTTAATAATCGCGGTTACGCTGCTCGGCGACCAATATTCGCGCTTAGGATTCGGAGGCTTAATTCCGAGTTTGTCCAATTCTTGCGCAATAGTTTGTCGTCCGTGACCGTCGCGCATCATTTCGAACATTTTCTTTACGACCCACGCCGTTTCTACGTCAGGATAAAGTCGTAAATTTTCGTCGCGAGCGTAACCGTATGGAGGAATTTTTGTAATCGACTTTCCTTCTTTTGCCGATGCCACTCTTCCGCGCTGCATACGTCGAGTTATTGCCTTTAACTCTTCACGAGCTACGAGCGACTTGACTCCGAAAATTAATTCCCATGTATCCGAATTCGGATCGTAGACTTCTGAAGGCGTTAGTATTTTCGTTGATGAGTAGCGGAATGCACGGTCGAGAAGTCCCTGGTCGAGCATATCGCCACGTCCTAAACGGTCTAAGTCCATTACGAGAACGGCGTCGATTGAATTGGTTTCGAACGAGCGTAACATTTCTTGTATTTGGGGACGCTCCGTAACGGATTCGCCCGAAACGACTTCTTCGTAAATATTAATGATAGTATGTTGTTCTTTTTTCGCGATCGCAAATAACGTTTCTCGATGGCGTTGGAGTGTATCGTAAGTTTCTCCGACTTCTATTGATTTCTTTTCTTCTTCAAGGTCTTTTCGACTTTTTCTTAAATACAGATAAATATTGAGATTACTTGGTCTACTCATATAATCACCTCTACACGAATTATAATCGACACTACACGAAGTTTCAATTCATTATTTTGTCCGATAATTTAAATTCGTGAGTATAGTATTTTGAGAATTAAGCGCGGTTTTATATTCTCATGCGTCATAAGTAGTATGAGGGGAGCGGATTCAATGAAAGTTTTTAAGAGTGGAAATACGATTATCGAGGTATATTCATCGCTTGTCGATATGGAAGAAGATGAGAGAGAAAAATACATTAAAGAAGAAATTGAAAAAGAAAATCCAAAATTCATGCGTATTATAGAGGCGATTCATAATTGTTACGAAAATGAAGATTGAAAAAACGGCACCTTAAAACGGTAGTCGTTTTTTTTATTTTCGAAAAAATATGCGCGACCTCCCAATCTCGTGCGTCATACTTTATGAGGGCGGAAGTCACACGGAAAACTTTTCGAAATAGTGCGCGACTTTTGCTCCGTGTTTGTATCATTTTATGAAGCTACAAATCACACGGAAGGAGGTCGAGGTGATGAATCTCGAGGGATTAACGGAGAAAAGAGGAAAAAGGATTACAGTATGGTACGAAAATGACATAGGCGAGATATTGGCGAAAAGATGTACGAAGTGTAGCGAAATTAAACCAATGGACGATTACTTTAATCATAAGAATTGTTTAGGTGGGAAAAATTCGATTTGTAAATGTTGTATATTAGAACGCAATCTCGCTAGAAATAAAGGCGTTGATATACAAAAACGAGTTAATTTAGAAGAACGCGATGGAATATTAGGGAAAGAATGTGTAGTTTGTACTGTATGGAAAAGTTTAGAAGCGTATTCGAAGAAAATTAGGGGATTGGGTGGATGTAGATCAGAATGCAAGAATTGTACTTCGAAACGCGATCAGAAACATTATAAAGTTAATAGGGAAATGTATATTGATAACGCTCAAAATTGGAAACAAAACAATCCAGAAAAGTATAGAGAAAATCACCGTAACTGGATAAAAGCTAACCCTGAAAAAGTACTAATAAAAAGACAAAACAGGCGAGCGCGTAAACATTCATTACCGGACAATTTTACCATTGAACAAAATAAAATGACGTTCGAATATTTCGGAGGATGTGCTCTTACTGGAGAATCTTATGATATACATTGGGACCATGTTATTCCACTAGCAACGGGAATTGGCGGAACAACGTACGGGAATATGATTCCTTTAAGAAGCGATTTAAATTTATCTAAAAATGATTGTAACATATTCGAATGGTTCGAAGCGAATAGGCAACGTTTCGAATTATCGCAAGAAAGGTTCGATACTCTGATCGAATGGCTAGCGTCGGCAAACGCAATGTCAGTCGAAGAATATCGCGATTACGTCTACTGGTGTCATAATAATCCGCGCACTATTGACGAAATTAACGAAAAAAACGAAAGTGAGGCGATATAATATTATCGATTTAATTTATAAATATTATCCGTTATATTGCATTATCGTAGGAATAATCTTCGGATTACTACCGCACTTTCTATTCAGAACATTACCGAAATTTATCGGGAGGAGTCGCAAGAAATGAACGAAAAAGATGTCGCTATAAATAAAATCATGCGCCAAATGTCCGATTTTGCCTTCGAAATAATAAAAGAAGTCGATAGCAAACCGAATGTAAGCGAAGAAAAACGCAAGTTCTACGAAGAAAAATCACGATGGTTTAACGAAATGAAAAGGAGACGCCTTAAATGAATCATGAATCAAACAATCGACTAATCTCCGTAGAATCACAATCGGAGCTCTCGCTAACAACCGGCAAACAATCGACGCGAATCTTCGTAAAAATGTACGTAGAAGCCGTTCACTCCGGACTTATCGCGGACCTCGGCGCCGAACGATGGCAGACGCTTTGTGTAATCGCAGCTTTTATGGACGCAAATGGCGAATGCTATCCGACGCAATATGCGATAGCCGAGCGATTAAAAATACGAAGAGAAACCGCAAATCGCCGAATCAAGGCGCTATGCGATTATCGATGGCAAGGGCGTCCAGTCGTCCGCAAAGTACAATCGCGTGATCACGAAACGCAGATGTGGGATAACGTAAGGTATACGATATTGCCGATTAGCGGACTTGAGAAGTTTTAACCTGAACGTCACACGGCTTAGTCACACGGCACACGTCACATAAATAAGAATCATAGTAATTAGAATCATTAGTAATAAGAATTATAAAGATGGCGCTAATTTCGTTTCACTACATTATCGCTATCTATTA